ACGATCAGGAGCGCATTAACCGGCTGTACGACATGCGCGAGGCGGAAATCCGCATGGGGGCGTTCCTCGATGAGTACGAGGAGCTGTTCCCGGATGAGATCAAGAACTTTTTACAGGACGTGCGGGAGCGCGTCTGGGAAGCAGAAGACGAGATAGAGGAGGACTAAGAAATGAGCGTAATCAGAACGCTACGGGCAGATGAAATTGAATGCCGCGTAGCACAGGTGAAGCAGACACGAAACGGCGTTGGGTGCTCGCTGCTGCTGTACAAGGACGCACGCTGCGATATGTCTATTCTGGACGAGGTATACGGCGCAACAAACTGGATGCGCGAGCACGTCATTATTGACGGCCGGCTGTACTGCAATCTGTCTGTCTGGGATGCCGAAAAGTCTATGTGGGTGACAAAACAGGACGTTGGCACGGAGAGCAACACCGAGAAGGAAAAAGGGCAGGCAAGCGACAGTTTCAAGCGGGCTGGTACGAATTGGGGTATCGGGCGTGAACTGTACACAGCTCCGTTTATCTGGATTACACTGGCAGACGGAGAGTACACAAGTCAGGGCGAGCGCGTGCGCTGCAACCAGACGTTCAAAGTGTCGGAAATCAGCTATTCCGACAGCCGTAAGATTAGCGGTTTGGTCATCGTGGACAAAAAAGGCAACGAGCGCTTCCGCATGGGCGGACAGGCAAAGCCGAAGGAGGACCCGAAGATCACGGCGGCGAAGGCCAAGGCGAACGAGGTAAAGCGGATGCTTGTGAAGATCATGGGCGATAAGACCGCAGCGGCGCAGCTGTGGAACGAGAAGTATAAGCAGGACGCAGGCGACATTGTAAAGATGAATGCGGCGCTGCTTGACCTCGAAGATCGGCTCAAACAGATGGAGGCGCTTGCATGACGCATGAGTTTGACAGGGCGCGGGTCATTCGCGACGAGAGCGGCGACTGGCTTTGCCTGCACGTCAAGAACGCGCCTATGGCACGCGTAGAGTGCGAGCAGATGAAGGAGGGAAAGTTATGCTGCGCAGAGGTGAAGCGCAAGTATGACAAGCGAAGCCTTGACGCAAACGCAATGTACTGGAAGCTCTGCGGAGAACTCTCTAAAGCCATGGGGGAAGTGCCGGAGTGTATTTACAGGCGGCATATCAAAGATATTGGAAACTACGAAGTGCTGTGTATGCAGACACGGTCAGTAGCGAGTTTCGGTCAAAAGTGGACGAGTAACCATACTGGAAGGTTTATTGAAACCAGAGCGTCGAAAATCAGCGGATGTACAACAGTGCTTGCCTATTATGGTTCGAGCGATTTTGACAAGCGGCAAATGTCACAGTTGATTGACAACTGCATTCAGGATTGCAAAAATGCCGGAGTGGAAACCGCGTCGCCTGACCTCTTAAATGAATTGAAAGAGGAGTGGGAAGATGGAAGAATGGCGAGAAATCACCGGCACTGACGGAATGTACTGGGTAAGTAACAAAGGAATGGTTAAGTCTCGCGCGAAATGGAGAGATGGTAACGAAAGAATGTTGAAACAACATAAAAACAACCATGGTTATTACCGAGTAGATATAAGAAGATACGGAAAGAAAACACGGCTGTTTGTCCACCGTCTTGTTGCAGAGGCGTTCCTCGAAAAGACCGATGGAATGGATGTTGTGAACCACAAAGACTTTAACCCTGCAAATAACTCAGTTGAAAATCTGGAATGGACAACGGGTTACGGAAATTATCGCTATTCGTTTGATCGAGGAAGATTTGACCGCACGGACGAGTGGAGAAAACATCTAAAAAAGGCATTGGAAAAGCGCATGGGGAAATCTGTGGTCGGAGTGAATATGCAGACGGGAGAGCAAGTTTTTTACAATGCGTTGAATGACTGCGCCAGAGATGGTTTTCAACCGCCATGTGTTAGTCTATGTTGCAATGGCAAAACATCACAACACGCAGGATATATATGGAGATTCGCAAAGCCGGAGGAACGCGCGGCGAGAAAGGACGCAGAGGAATGAGGAGACAGACACGGTTTACCGGAATTAGTCCGGCGGTGTGGAAGGAATGCTTTGACCGGGACGGCGGTATTTGCCGCCACTGCGGAAAGGGCGGCGTGCTGCAGGCGTGCCATTTTGTCAGCCGGGCACGCGGCGGCATGGGGATTCCGACAAACCTTGTGATGCTGTGCCCGGAGTGTCACCGAGAGATGGACCAGGGCGACGGCAAGGAAATCAAGGAAGAAATGCGCGAATACCTGCAAAGCCTCTATCCCATGTGGAGCGAGGAAAACCAGAAATACACAAAGGAGACAGGAAATGCTGAATAAGATCATCTTACAGGGACGGCTCACCAAGGATTTGGAGCTGAGATACACGCAGAGCAACACGGCGGTTACGGGCGGCACGATGGCGGTGCAGAGAAGCCGCAAGGACGCGGGCGGAAAGTACCCGAGTGACTTCATTGACGTGGTTCTGTGGGGTAAGCTGGCAGAGCACGCGCACACGTGGTTCCACAAGGGCGATATGTGCATCGTTTCCGGCAGACTGGAAAGTCGCGACTGGGAGGACAAGAACGGCAACAAGCGCCGTTCGTGGGAGGTGCAGTGCGAAAGCATTGACTTCTGCGGCGGCAAGAGCGAGGACAAGCCGAAGGAAGAGGAAAGCGACTTCATCGCGTCGGACGAGAGCGACTTCATCATGTCGGACGAGAGCGACCAGGGCGACGTTCCGTTTTAAGGGGTGACAGGGGATGCTGACGAACGGGCATATACAGATTTACCGACAGCTCACAGAATGGGGGTGGTACAAAGACCTCCCCACCTGCAAGCTGTGGCTGCACATCCTGCTGAGGGCAAACTACAAGGAAAGCCAGTTCATGGGGAGCGAGATTCCCCGAGGCGCGTTTGTGACGAGCTTGCAAGGGCTTGCAGACGAGAGCGGACTAACGGTAAAGCAGGTGCGCACGGCACTCGGAAAGCTCAAGAAAACCGGAGAAATCACGGTGGAAAGCAACCGGCATTACACGATAATCGCGGTATGCCGGTATGACGAGTATCAGGGCGGCGAGCGGGAGGAAGCGCCTGCAAAGCAGCCGCCGAAACCGGAGATGCCGAAAAAGACGCAGAGTCCAAAGCCGAAAGAGCCTGACCTTGCAGAGCGGTTTTCTGAGCCTGTGCTTTCTGCGGTGCGCGACTGGATCACCTACAAGCAGGAGCGGCGCGAGGCGTACAAGGCAGTCGGCTTGAAGTCTCTGCTGACCGAGATAGAAAACCGAGTAAAGCGCCACGGCGCGGCGGCGGTTGCCGAGGTTATCCGGCTGAGTATGGCGAACAACTGGAAGGGCATTATCTGGGATCGCATCAAGGACGCGCCAAAGCAGGCGGAAACAAAGGTAGAGCCGGAGGAAACGCCGGACTGGGAGATTGCATGGCGAGCGCAGAAGGAAGAAATTAGGCGGAAAATGAGAGAGGAAGGTTATGAGAGGTAGAAAGAAAGACACTCTCTGCTGGGACTACACGAAAGCCGCTGCGAAGGGCTGCGCATGGGCAGGACGGTTCGAGCCGGTGAAAGGATGGAAGGCCGAACGGGTGCAGCGGCTCGACCTCAAAGGCGGCGAGACGTTCCACGTTATCAGCTGCCCGGAGTTCGAGCCGGACAGGCGGCCGGAACAGCCAAAACGCAAGGACGCTTACACAGAGCACGACCTCTGCGTAATCCGAAACAGTCTGGAGGACGGCGAAAGCGTGAGCATGATCGCGTGGAGACTCGGCAGGAGTTTGTCTGCTGTAACGTACAAGATCAGGAAAATGAGGCGAGCAGGTGAATTATAAGTTTACGATCAAGGGCACGCTGCCCGGGCTGAATGAGTTGATCGAGGCAGAGAGACGGCACCGGCAGGAGGGGGCGCGGCTGAAAAAGCAGTGCGAGGCCGTTGTGATGCACGCGGCAAGACAGCTCGGTGGTGCGGAGTTTGAAGAACCGGTGTACATGGTTTATCACTGGTACGAGAAGGACCGGCGGCGCGACAAGGATAATATCTGCGCGTTTGGCAGAAAGGTTATTCAGGATGCGCTGGTCAAGGCGCGGTATCTGAGTAATGACGGATGGAAGAATATCCGAGGATTTGAAGATCACTTTGAGGTTGATGCGAAGAATCCGCGGGTTGTGGTTGAGATTTGGGAGAGGGACGAAACGGATGAAACAGGTTAAATGTGAATTGTTCTGCGATAATTTTCAGAACTACAAGCGTTACGGGATCCCGAAAGCACAGTTGGTGATTGCGGATATTCCGTATAACATCGGCGCGGACGCATACGGAAGTAATCCAATGTGGTATGTCGGCGGCGACAACAAGAACGGAGAAAGCGCAAAGGCGAAAAGCAGCTTTTTCCGCACGGACGGCTATTTCAAGATTGCCGAATATATGCACTTCTGCAACCGGCTTTTGAAGAAAGAGCCAAAGGAACGCAACGCTGCACCGGCGATGATCGTATTCTGCGCGTTCGACCAGATGCAGACGGTAATGGAGTACGGCAGACGGTACGGGTTCAAGAACAGCTATCCGCTGTTTTTCACGAAGCCGTATTCGGCACAGGTGCTTAAAGCTAATATGCGGATTGTAGGCGCAACTGAGTTTGCGGTTGTACTGTACCGGGACAAGCTGCCGAAGTTCAACAACGGCAGGCAGTATGACGAGAACGGGAAAACTATCCGAGGAAGCGGAAAGATGGTATTCGACCATATCGACTGGGAGCGGGACGGCAGAGAAGTACCGAAGCTGCACCCGACACAGAAGCCGGTGAAGCTGCTGAAAAAGCTGATTGAGATTTTCACAGACCCGGGCGATGTGGTGATTGACCCATGCGCCGGAAGCGGTTCGACACTCAGAGCGGCGCGGGAGCTGGGGCGCGATAGTTACGGATTTGAAATCTGCAAGGAGTTTTACCGCGATGCGGTGGGAAAGATGCTGAAAGAGCCGGAAACGGTACAGATTGGATTTGAGGGTGTGGTGTGAATGGCCGAGGAAGCAGTTTTGAACGCTGCACCGGAGAATGAGGTGCAGCAGACATGAAAGTTCTAATTGCCTGCGAGGAATCGCAGATTGTATGCAAGGCGTTCCGTGCACGCGGACACGAAGCGTACTCCTGCGATATACAGGAGCCGTCAGGAGAACATCCAGAGTGGCATATCCTCGGCGACGCGCTGAAAGCGGTAGCCGGGGGGGGTAATATTTACCATGGACGGTAAAGCACACGAGGTAGGCAAGTGGGATTTGCTGATTGCACACCCGCCTTGCACTTACTTAACCAATGCAGGAGCACGGCACTTGTGGGCACATCACCAGTTACAGCCGGAACGGGTAAAGCTCGGCATCATGGCGCGTGATTTGTTTATGCGTTTCTGGTGGGCGGACATACCGCGCGTTGTGATTGAGAACCCTGTGCCGTCAAGCGTGTTTTGTCTGCCGGAGTACGCGCAGATTATCAATCCGCATCAGTTCTACGGTGCAGACCACCCTTACACGAAGAAAACGTGCTTGTGGGAAAAGGGCGTGGAACCACTAAAACCGGTTGAAGCAGTAGAGCCGCAGAAAAGCAGAGAACTGCACATGAAGAACGGCACAGTTCGCCGCTCCTGTTGGGTGATGGATATGAACGGAAAAGACCGCGCGAAAGAGCGCAGTAAGACGTTCCCGGGCATTGCTCGTGCAATGGCGGAACAGTGGGGAGGTTGAAGCTACAACGGCGACAGCGAACACCGGGCGGATTTCCGATTAAAAGATGAGACGTGTGAGGAATGGGAGGAAAACGATGGGTGAAATCACTTACATGGATTGTTGGCACTATATAGCGCCTTTGATTCCCTTTAAGGTCGATACGTATTCGATGGATGTGTATGTGATGACTTTTCAGGCGCTGAAGGAAGCGGAAGAAAGAAGGGTGAAGGAAAACGATGGCTGAGTATATTAAGCGTGAAGCTGCAATTAAGGCGGTGGAGAAAGCCGATTACACTGCAATCTCAAGCGATGCCGACGACTGTAAAGCGGATTATCTCAGAGAGATTATCGAGAGCGTGCCTGCCGCAGACGTTGCGCCGGTAGTGCATGCGAAATGGGTGCATCTGGGTGGAGATGAGTTTTGCTGTACGAATTGCGGATCTACTATAAGCGATTGGGATCTGCCGCCACAGGAGTATTGCTACTGCCTCAAATGCGGGCGAAGATGGATGGAGGTGCTGACAATGATTGAACTGAAACCGTGTCCGTTCTGCGGTGGAAAAGCTCGCTTGTTTGTAAGCAACGGCGTAAGGGTGCTTTGCCCCGACTGCGGTGCAACCACACGGATTTTGGTTGACAGCGAGCGTGTCGAAACGAGCGCTGTTGAGGACGTAATTAAGGCATGGAACAGGAGGGCAAGCAATGATTGAGCTTAAACCCTGCCCGTTTTGTGGAGGAAAAGCGACTGTTCAAGGTAAGCACACCGAAATATACGACGTTTGGGCGAACCACCCCGTTTTGTGTGCTAAGTATCGTGTTGGCTGTGAAAAGTGTGGAATTTATTTCTGGCAGTTGCACGAAATCCAATTGACAGATGGCCAACCTGCTGTTATTAAAAACGGATATGACGAAGCTGCCGAAGCATGGAACAGGAGGGCGGACAATGCGTGAAATCACCAAAGCCGACATGGACAAGCCGATTGAACCGAAAATGGCGCGTGACGCTGTTACAGCGGTGCGCGATATAGCTGCGTATTTAACGGTGGGTGAGTGGTGCTTGATTATGGCAGGCGTGAAGAAAGCCGTTGAGAGAATGACACAGGAGGAAGACGATGAAGTTTAGGAAAGACGGAAGGTTTTTTGATATTGATGAAGCCGTGATCGAATATTGCCGTGATAAAAAATGCCTTGACTGCAAAATGCACAAAGACGGCAGGGTTTGCGCGTTATATGCAATAACGAATCCCAAAGAAGCCGCCTGCTTAATGGGCTATGAGGTGATCGAGGACGACACGCCCACCATCGCCGAGGCAGTCAAGGAAAACAGCGGGGACGTGAAGCGCAAACTGACCCGTGCGGACATCCTGCACGCGGCGGAGAAGTGCGTATGCGGACAGCGCGAGCAGGACTACGGCACGCCGGAGGATAATTTTGAGACGATCGCGGAACTTTGGGAAACATACCTCAGGCGCGCGTGCGTGGATGAGGCGGGCGGTGTGTATATCGACGCGAACGACGTTGCCATGATGATGGCGCTGCTCAAGATTGCACGCATTGCAGCAGGAGGCGGAAAGGCTGACAGTTGGATTGATCTTGCAGGCTATGCGGCTTGCGGGGCGGAATGTGAGGGAGTAACGGAATGAAGTTCAGAAAGAAACCCGTCGTAATTGAGGCTGTCCGGTGGACAGGCGAGAACCGAGAGGAAATCCGTACCTTCTGCCCTCGCGGTGCGTTTTTTTCTCCTACCCGGCACGACACGGAAGGACATATCACGGCGTGGGACTTACTCATCGACAGCCTTGAGGGCATAATGTACGCTGGAATCGGTGATTACATCATCAAGGGCGTAAAAGGCGAGTTCTACCCCTGCAAGCCGGATGCGTTCGCAAAGACGTATGAGAGGGTGGAAGAAAATGACGATTAAGCAAGCAATCCGCATCCTCGACCCGGAAACGACAGCCGAGGAGCTGGCAACGATTGAATACTACGGCGGTCTGCACGGCCGTGAAAAGATGGTCGCCGCGTGTGACGAGGCCTGCCGCATAGCGGTTCAAATTATGAGAAAATATCTGGAGGAACAGAAATGAAGAAGAAAATCATGGCGGCACTGCTCTGCGGTGCTATGATGTGTAGTCTGTCGGCCTGCAGGGAGAGCGAGCGCGTTGCGTACAACATCTCGAAGGAGGCGGACAATTTCAACGTCACGCGCCGTCTGGAAGTCATCAACGCGCGTACGGACAAGCCGGTGTTTGAGCTGATCGGCAACTTCGCCATCTCGAACAACAGCGAGAACGAGCTGGAGGTGACTGTCGAGACCGGGCAGGGCATTTACAAGAAACACCTTGTGTACCTCAACGACTGGACGATCTACGTTGTGGAGGACGTCAGCGGCGCTTACGTGGACAAGTTCCACTACGAGGTGAATTTCCTGCCAGAGATGATCGTTCCGGTTACGGTGACATCGCATGACTAATGACGCAGCAAAACAGATACACAGAGAAAGGAGAATGAAAAATGACGATTGATGAAGCGATCAAGTATGCGGATTTGATGGCGCTGGATATGCTGCGCATGGAGGATGTGCGTGGAAAGGATATGCAGGCGCTTGGGAGATTGTGCGCGGCCACGCTGCGGCTGGCGAAGAAGATGAGTGAGGATGCAGGAATCAGCGCAACACCAGTACAGGACACAAAGGCTGCAAAGACTACGAAGGTAGACATGAACGCGAACGAGTATCAGCGCAAGGCAATGCGAACCGCTACGCACAAGTGCTACGATCTTGCAAACGCGGCGCTCGGACTCACGGGAGAAGCCGGAGAGGTTGCAGATATTATCAAGAAACATCTGTATCAGGGGCATGACCTCTACCCGTCCGAGGTGATCGAAGAACTCGGTGATGTGATCTGGTATGTCGCGCTGATGGCGGACTACTTTAACGTTACCCTCGGCTTTGTGATGCAGCAGAACATCACAAAACTGAAAGCACGCTATCCAGAGGGATTTGACCCAGTGAAAAGCGTAAACAGGGAGGAGAAGAAGGAATAATGAACGTTTCAAGTACCAACATGCAGACGGGGACTGAACTTGTGTTGAAGCCTGGGAAGGGTATGACACGGGAGGAGGAACTACTCGACTGCATGCGTATGTGTTGGAACATGATCAAAAGCCTGAGCGAGGAACTGGAGTGGGCGCGCAGACTGCACGATATGGGCATATACGAGCCGTGGGAGGAACGGGATGAATGAGCGATACAGCGAGGAAGTCAGGCGTTACTTATTATGGTGATATGCCGTGCCGGAACTGCGCTTACTGGCGGACGCTCGGAAACTATAAAAATCTGAAGCTGTGGGCGTGCCACTACGCATTGGTTAACCGGCATTCGAGGGGATGCGAGCCGGGCGAAGGGTGCACAAAAAGAACAGAAAGCTACCGCAGACGGATAGCTTTCAAACACGACGGAAGCACCGAGGAGATTACAAGTCGATGACAGCGAAAGAATGGCTGATGCGCGGGCGCGCACTGGAAAAGACGATTACAGCCTTGCAGGAGGCGCGGAAACGCGCCTATGCACGGGCAACGGGCGCAACCGCGCCGGTAAGGGACACACCGGGCGGAAAAGGGAGCACGGGGAACAAGGCGGACCCCTACATCGAATTGGGCGAGAAGATCGCAGAGAAGGAAAACGAGCTTGCGGAGACATACGCCGAGATTGTGCGCGTGCTGGGCGAGATGCGGGATAATGAGCTACAAACGCTCCTGCTTGAACGGTACGTGAACGGCGCGACATGGGCACAGGCGGCGCGGCGGCTGCATTACAGCGAGGCGCACGTGAAGGGCTACATGCACAGAATGGCACTGGCTGCTGTGGATAAGTTAATACCCCACAATACGCAATAATGTGATACAATAGTATCGTGGAAGAGCTCCAAGGGAGCAAAACCACGGCATTCACGGGTTGATAAATTCCGGTTATGTCCTCCTAATTCTCTCCCCTGCTTCGGCGGGGGACACGCTCCAAAGGCTGCACGAGGCCGGCGGGGCTCACACTTCCTTTCGCCCAAAAGGCATTCCCTAATGAGGCGGGAAACCGTCTCAGCCTGTCCGCCGCGTCTGCACGAGGGCGCGCCGGGCTCTTTGACTCTCGGGAATACAGTTCAAGGAAACGCGGCAGAGATGCCGCACATGCTCCAAAGCCTGCATGAGGGCGGCGGAGTGACAGAATGCAGTGGCGGCATGTGGCGAATTCTGTATCCGCAGCCTTGCACGGAAACAATATGCAAGGCGATCTGCTCGCAAAGCCTGCATGAGGGTGAGCGAGCAAAAAAAGACAGCCGAACGGCTGCCCATAATCTGACGGCTCGGAAAGACGAGCACGGGCGCAGCTTACGGAACGGCGCGCCGACACCTATTCTGACGGCCTGGAAAGACGGGCACTGTTTGCGAACTTTGCCGGACTGCCCGGCAGGCCTTGCGCAGGGCCAAAGCGTCAGTACACAGCGCAGCAGCACGTGTATCAGGGAGTAATTCCCTGCAACGGGGTAGCGCCCTGCGGTGAAAGTCCGCCGGTTTGCAGGCCGATAACTGCGCGCGAGGGGTTCAAAATTCGAACTTCCTATTTTGTAGCAGCCCCTGAGCGCAAGCCGGGAAACCGTCCGTAAAGCCGGACGCAAGGCGCAGCGATACGCGCACATACCCCGAAAGGGGTACATGCAGCCAAAAAGTTGATACGCGGTGCGATTCCGTGTGGCTGCACCTCCAATTGTCATAAGTAAAAGCACCTCCCCGGGATGGCTTCGGGAAGGTGCTTTTGCTTAGTGATGAAATCAAAAGGTACATCGGGGCGGGTGACTGGTTAGCGTGGGATGCGCCTTACACACCCCACGACGCATCCTTCCACTCGTTGTAAAAGCAGCCGCGGCCATAGCCGCATTCGTGCTGCATGAGTGTGCCGCCGATGATCTTTCGCTCGAAATGGTACGCCTTTTCCGTGGCTGTACCATACCAACCGCAGCCCTCGCCGGTCTCCGGGTTGTACCGGGTGAAATACAATCCGAAACCCTCGGGAATGGGGAAGTTGCCGACGGCGGATGTCCCCACGTGCTGGATAAAATGTACGGCTTTCTGTGCGGTTTTCATTGTTATTTCCTTTCTGCCCTCGTTACCTCCGGGGCGGGTGTTGTTGTTATTGTACCGCAGTTTGGGCGGTTTGTCGAGGGGAACAGCGGCGTTATACCTCCAACCGGTAGATCATCGCGCCGTTAAGCAGCGCGTAAGTGATGCACTCGTAAAACTCGCCGCGGGTGATTCCCTCTGGCGTGCCGGTGCCCTGCTCGATCTGGCGGGCGACGGTCTCGACATTATGGGCGGTCGGCTCGTGAGAAGATACCCAGTCGAGCATATTTTCGTACTCGCCGCACGTCATGGACGTGCAGAAGTCGTTATTGATACACACCTTGCGGACGCTGTACGCGCTCCAGCTTGCCTTGATTTTCATGATGTAAATCCTTTCTGCCCTCGTTACCTCCGGGGCGGGTGGTTGGTTTAGTGCTCAAATTTGCCTTTGGCAATATCAACGGTTACGACTATGCCGGTATGGGTGCGCTGATACTCTTTTGCGTCTGATATGGCTTTGTGGCGGTCGGTGCCGTCGTAGGTCTTGATCTCGCCGCGTTGCCGTGTGCCGTCCGGGTAGGTATACCACTCGATAAAATCGTAATAAACTTTTTTGCTCCATGCGTCGCGGCGGCGCTTGAGTTCGGCGGACTTGGTCGGCTGCGTGCTGACCAGATAGGCGGCACGCTCGGCCATATCGCGCCGGTACTGCTGCAAGTCCTCGATCATGCTTTGAAGTCGGGCGATGTTCTCGGCGGCGCGCTTGTCGCTCTGCAAGAGTTCCGGCAAGCTGGTGCGCTTGGCAGGTGATAGCATCATAATCCAGATGTGATCTTGACGCTCTCCGCGGGAACCGTAGTCAATCATGGTGACGCCCTCCCTTATGCCGGGAGAGCGTCGGCGCGGTGACCGTCCGAGGTGATGCGCTCGCTGCCGTACTTGCGGCGGATGTCGGCCATGCTTGCGTGGCTCTTTCCGTGGTGTGCGTCCTTAGCGCAACGCCAGTACCACATGCCTTTTTTCTTCGCCCAGAAGCAGCCAGCCGCTTTGATCTCGTCCTTGTGTTCGCGGGTCTCACCGGATACCCATACCCAGGAGCCGCACAGCTCAATGATAATGCCCTTGATGCTGAGGAGCTTTTCGATCACTGCGCGGAACTCTTCCGGCATTTCTTCAACGCGGCGGGTCTTGCCGGTCGGGTCTGCGTCGGCTTTGCGGTTCTGCTCAGCCTTGAGGACCTCGAAACGCTTTTCATAGGCTGCGTTAACTTCCTGCATTGCTTCGGTGCTGCCGCCGTGGTCCGGATGTGCGGCAAATGCTGCGGCGCGGTATGCTGAGCGGAGTTCGTCGAGAGTGTTAATATTGTTAAACATGGTGTGTACCTCCTGTTTTGTGTTTCGGTGTTTTCCTTTGTTGTGATTACAGTATATATCATTGAGCAATGATAAGCAATAGGCAAAGTGAACATAATTGAGTAATGATATTTAGTGGAATTGTATAATTGAGCAATGATAACGGCTGTGGTACACTATAACAGGGAGGTGATACCATGGCAGTTGACCCAAACGCACGAACACGGGCGAGTAATAAGTATAACGCGAAAGCATACGATCGGCTTAATATCGTAGTACCCAAGGGAGAACGCGAACGCATTAAGGAGTATGCAGCCAGCAAGGGCGAAAGCCTGAACAGCTATGTATATAAGCTGATAACGGCAGACATGGACAAGTAAACAATGTAGGCAGACAAAAGCCGCTCCATCAACCGGGGCGGCTTTTTTGTGTCTATATAGTAAAAGGGGGCGAGAGTATGGAAAAGCTGACCGCAAAACAGCGGGCATGGATTGATTACTATAAGCAGGGCAAGACAGCAGCAGAGGCGGCACGGCTTGCCGGTTACAAGGGCAATAACTCCGACGTGATAGGTTCGCAGAACTTGGTTAAACTTGGTAAATACGTTGCAGACCGCGATGAGCTGTTAGATCGTGCCCGTGTGGCGGATATGGCGGAGATTAACGCATTTTGGACGGATACCATGCGTAATGATAAGGCAGACATAAAAGACCGTCTGAAAGCGTCTGAGCTGCGCGCACGGAGTATCGGCGCGTTTATCGAGCGTCGGGAGATCGTAGGAGCGCAGACGATCACGGTAAAGCTGCTAGATGATGAGGAAATGAAAGATACAGAGTAACGGCTTGCAGCCGCTTTCGGGCGGTGCAGGCTTGTTTTTTTACCCTGTTTTGCAAGTTCGTGTTGCACATCCTGCAAAAACAGACGTTTTCGCGCGGATGAATACCGAATTTTCCAGGGTTTATACTTCGGAGTGGGACGGAAAGCGTCGCGAATTATGCAAAACGTAACTTTTGTTCAATTCGGGAGGTGAGCAGGTGCAAGTAAACATTCCCAAGCGGGCATTCAATGCGGCTTACCTGCCGCTCCTTTCGGATGATGAGCACCGTTATATTGTGCTGTTCGGCGGCGCGGGCTCTGGCAAAAGCGTGTTCGCGGCGCAACGGCTGACCGTGCGCATGATGAGCAAGCCGCTGTGCAATGTGCTTGTAGTGCGCAATGTAGGCGATACCAACCGCACGAGTACGTTCGCGCTGATGCAGCAGGTCATTAACTCGTGGGGGCTGCAAAGCCTGTTCGATGTTACAGACCTCAAGATCGTGTGCCGCCTGACCGGGAACGCCTGCATTTTTAAGGGGCTCGATGACTCGGAGAAGATCAAGTCTGTTACCTTCCCGAATGGCGAATTAACGGACATCTGGATTGAGGAGGCAAGCGAGATTGCCGAGGCTGACTTTAATCAGCTTGATATACGTTTGCGAGGCAAGCGGATACACGGACAGATAACGCTTTCGTTTAACCCGATTAACGTGCTGCACTGGCTAAAAAAGCGGTTCTTTGACCGCAAGGACGAGCGGGCGGTGACGCTCAAAACCACCTACAAGGATAACGCATGGCTTGACGAGGACTACAAGCGGACGCTTGAGGGGTACAAGGACAGCGACCCGTACTATTACCAGGTGTATTGCCTCGGGCAGTGGGGCGTTATCGGCAAGACGATCTTCGACGCGGCCAAGGTCAACGGCAGGCTTGCAGAGCTTCCGCCGGCAGAGCGGCGCGGGTACTTCGTGTACTCCACAACGTTTGATGCACTGGCGAATCAAGTCAGGATAGACGACAAGAGCATTAAGTGGGTGGACGCTGACGACGGCTATATATCCATCTATCAGGACAGGCGCGAGGGCGTGCCGTATGTGATTGGCGGGGATACGTCCGGCGAGGGCTCAGACTGGTTTGTGGGGCAGGTGCTCGACAACACCAACGGGCGGCAGGTCTGCACGCTTAGACACCAGTTTGACGAGGATGTATACGCTGCACAGATGTATTGTCTCGGTATCTACTACAATACCGCGCTGATTGCGATAGAGGCCAATTACAGCAGCTACCCCATCAAGGAGCTGCAACGGCTGCGGTATCCGCGGCAGTATGTCCGGCAGACCGAGGACAACTACACCCACAGACCCCGCGACAGCTACGGCTTCAAAACCACAAGCGTCACCCGTCCGGTTATTATTGCCGGACTGGTTGAGGTGGTGCGCGAGAGTGTAGAGCTGCTGAACGATGCGGATACGCTCGGCGAAATGCTGACGTTTGTCCGCAACGAGAAGGGCAGAGCAGAGGCAGAGCAGGGCGCACACGATGACTGCGTTATGGCGCTGGCTATCGCCTACTATGCACGCACACAGCAGAGCTACACCGAGGATAAGCCGCGAGGCAAGCGGGCGAAGTGGACGGATGATATGTACGAGGATTACTACAACGCCGACAAGAGCGGACAGGAGTATCTGTTATCTAAATGGGGCAACCCGTTTTGAAAATGAGGTGATAAAATGCAAAATCCGTTTGATAAAACGGGCAAGAGCGACGAGGCAATTTTGAAGAAGTGGCAGGACAGGCTAAGCAAGGCGCGGAGCAAGTACCAGCCGGAACTAAATCTGATGGTCGAGCGGGAAGAAATCTACCGTGGGACGCACAAGATCGACAAGGTGCACGGCAAGAACCAGAAAGCGCAGGACGCAGTGGTAGCGCGGAATGTGGTAGCGGAAATCATCGAGGCGGAAGTATCGAGCGACATTCCAACGCCTAAGGTTACACCGCGACACGAAGAGGACGAGCAGCTCGCAAAGACCATTGAGGACTATATCCGAAACGAGCTTGATAGATTACCCTTTGAACGGCTGAACGATCAGGACGAGAGAACCACACCTACGCACGGCGGTGATTTGTTCCTTGTCGAATGGGACAACACCAAGCGGACGCACACGACACGCGGCGCACTGAGTGTTACGCTGCTGCATCCCAAACAGTTTATCCCACAGCCGGGCGTTTACAGCATCCCGGAGATGGATTACTTCTTTATTCAGCTTGCACAGAGCAAGGAGTACATCAAGAAGAAGTACGGCAAGGACGTATCCGCTGAGGACGAGGAGCAGCCGGACGCACGAGGCTTTGAGCAAAGCGTGGTAGATGATCTGGTGACCGAGAACATCGGATACTTCCGCAACTCGGACGGCGGCATTGGGCGCGTGGCGTGGTGCAATGACGTACTGCTGGAGTACATGGAGGACTATCAGGCGCGGCGCATTAAGACTTGCAGCAAGTGCGGCGCGGATATGCAGGGCGATACCTGCCCGTACTGTGGCAGTAAGAACGGCGAACAGAAAACCGTCAAGGACTTCGCACGGACGGATGAGAACGGCATCCCGATGACAAAGATGGTTGAACATATCAGCCTTGATGAGAAGGGCAACCCTACCGTTACACAGCACGAGGAGAACGACATGATCCCGTACTACAAGCCGGACGTATATCCGGTGGTACTGCGGCGCAATGTATCTGTTGTCGGTAAGCTGTTAGGGTCCTCGGACGTGGACATGGTACGGGATCAGCAGATGCTTGTAAACAAGCTCGACAGCGCAATTTCGCAAAAGCTGCTGGGCGGCGGCTCAGTCATCACACTGCCGAGGGGCAAGCAGATACGGCGCACGGACGAGAATTTCAAGGTGCTTGAAATCGAGGGTCCGGAAGAAAAGGCAATGCTCGATGTGCTTACCTTGCAGCCGGATATTTCCCGCGATATGGCGTTCGAGGACAGCACCTACACGGCAATGCGCAACCTGATCGGCATTACGGACAGCTTCCAGGGACGCAAGGACAGCACGGCAACGAGCGGCACGGCAAAGCAGTTTGCAGCGGCGCAGACCGCCGGACGACTGGAAAGCCGCAAGGTCATGAAGAACGCCGCCTATGCTGACCTGTTCGAGGTTATGTTCAAGTTCCTGCTGGCGTACTCGGACGAGCCGCGGCCGATGGTTTACAAGGATACCAACGGCACGCAGATGTACGGCACGTTTAACAAGATGGACTTCCTCAAAGTGGACGAGGCAGGGGAACCGTACTGGAACGATGAATTTCTGTTCAGCGTCGACCAGACCGCGCCGCTTGCAGGCAACCGCGAAAACCTCTGGCAGGAGGCACGCATGAACCTCGAAAACGGCTGTTTCGGAGACCCGGCCGATATGCAGAGTTTGCTGACGTTCTGGACGATCATGGAGGGACTGCACTACCCGCTGGCAAGCGAGGCCAAGCAGCAGCTTTCAGAACGACTGGAACAGCAGCAGCAGATGATGGCACAGCAGCAGGCAATGATGCAGCCGATGGCAACAAGTGCAGACGGCATTCCCGATATTACGCAGTCCGGCTATGTCAGCCCGGAGACCATGCCGAGTTATCAGGAGGGAGGCGGCAGTTATGGTATGTCCGGTATGTAAAATTGACACCAAGACCGACACTGTAGACGGTAAGCTCGTGCTTATCTGCAAAAATCCGCAGTGTTCGAACTATAAGCAGGTAGTAAAGGAGGTGAAATAGCATGGCAAAGTGTGCAACTCTGGCCGGTAAGGTAAAGAACTCCGGCAGCATGGAGGTCAAGGCGCTGTATCAGCAGACCAAGACCAAGAAGCCGACCGTTAAGACCGGCGGTGATCTCCGCAGCAAGGGCAGCAAGTAAAGAAAGACCGTCCGAAAGGGCGGTTTTTTTATGCCCAAAATCGCACGGAACAGCGTAAAAATCCAGAAAGGAACAACCAAATGGAAGAAATTATGGAAACCGAAGTGGAAACCACCGAGGCAGGCGTAAACGAGCAGGAAACCGCCGAAACTGCGTCCATCGGACCCGAGGAAACAGGCGAAAACGAGCAGCAGACCGCCGAAGCTGCACCCGAGGGAGTACAGAGTGCGGAAGATAACGCACGATTTGCCGCTGCACGTCGCAGAGCGGAAGCGCAGTTTAATGAGCGCATTCAGCAGGAGCGTCAGGCGGCAAAGGACGAGATGGTACGGCAGATGTACGAGGGTCAGCTTGACCCGTACACCAACAAGCCGATCACCTCGGAGGCTGATTTGCAGGCGTATCAGCAGGCATATCAGCGTGACCAGATGCAGCAGGCAGGAATCGACCCGTCTATGCTCGATCAGATGATCGCAAACAACCCCACTGTCCGACAGGCACAGGAAGTGCTTGATCGTGTGCAGATGGAGGAGGGCGAGCGGCAGATGAACGAGGCAATCAAGGAGATTTCCCGCCTTGACCCGTCCATCACCGACGTTGCTGCACTGGCAAACCACCCGAACGCACCCGTTTTTAACGAGTACGTAAACCGCGGCTATTCGCTCGTTGATGCGTTCCGCCTTGCAAACTTTGATACGCTCACCGGCAAGAAAGCCGCAGCGGCAAAGCAGCAGGCAATGAACAACGTCAACGGCAAGAGCCACCTGACTACCACAGCAGGCAATGCGGGCGGTGACGATATCGTAATCGACCCGCAGGAGATGCAGATGATGAAGCACGCATTTCCGAACCTTACCCACGCACAGCTTGTGGCTAAGTTCAAAAAATACAAGTAAAAGGAGATTTTTTCATGTTTAAGATCGCATATCGCCGCGTGGCTGATGTGTCCCCGTTCGTTTACCTTCCCGGCGCGGACGGTCTGACCCTCGGCATGGCGGCTACTCTGACTTCCGGCGCTCTGGCAAAGGGCACCGCTTCCGTCAAGCCGACTCACATTATCATGGGCCCCAAGCGCGAGGACGGCAATTACCCGGCTATCGAAGTGAATGACAACATTGTGTTTGAGACTACCTCGACCGCTACCGTTGCGCAGACCGTTGTCGGCTCGGCTGTCACTCTGGCGGCTGATGCGCTGACCGTTACCGCAACCGCTACCAAGGGCGTTTTCAAGGTGCTGACCACCGACGGCGCTACCACCAACTCGACCGTTACCGGCGTGTTCGTTGAGCCGGCAGCGGTTGCCGCCTAAAAAAGAGAGGAGACAAGATAATTTATGGCAGGCATTACTTTTTCTGAAGGCTCCGGCGTTGCGGATTCCTTCTTCGGCAAATCGCAGGCTCCCATCAAGGCAATCATCGAAGACCGCGTAGAGAGCTTTCAGGAGCAGAGCATGATCGACAAGGTGTTCTACATGGACACTACCACCAACTACGCAGAGAAGTACACCTCTGCAACTGCGCTGGGTGATTTTCAGGACGTTGGCGAGAACGGCGCGTATCCGCTGACCTCTGTACAGGAGGGCTACTCCAAGATCATCGAGCCGACTACGTGGAAGAGCCGCTTCGAGGTCACCATGGAAATGATGGAGGATGCAAAGTTCAATGTGGCAGAGAGCAAGGCGCGCAAGTTTGCAGGCGCATACAATCGCACCCGTGAGAAGTATGCGGCAGAGCTGATTGCAGGCGGCGTTGGCACTTCTGTCACCTTCGGCGGCAAGAAGTACGACACTACCACGGCTGACGGCGTTTCCCTGTTCTCCAACGCGCACGGCTCGGCTACCAAGGGCTACAAGAACCAGTCTAACCGATTCAAGTACACCGCGGGTACGGACAAGTACACCGAAATTCTGGACGCTGCGCAGGAGCAGATGCAGGACATTCGCGACGATGACGGCAACCTGCTGAACATCAAGCCGGATACCATCATCATCCCGAACTCCGGCAAGCTCAAGCGCGCTCTGTTCGCGGCAATCGGCTCTGAGCTCGACCCGAACACCAACAACAACGCTTTCAACTTCCAGATTGGTCTGTGGAACGTTCTGGTTTGGAACTATCTGCCGAAGACCATCGGCGGCAAGGAGTATTTCATGCTGCTCGACAGCGATTACAACAAGGACGCTATGTGCATGCCGTGGCTTGACCGCGTATCGCTGAAGGTTCGTTCCACGGTGGATGATAACAGCGACGCGAACTACTGGTCCGGCCGCGCACGTTTCGGTGCAGGCTTCAACGACTGGCGCGCAATCTCCATCGTGGGCGACGCGATGACGAACGGCACCGCGCTGCTGTAAACAGAGGGGAGGGGGCAACCCCTCCTTTCCCTTTTAAGGAGTGATTTTATGACGTGGGAGCAGATGCAAAAGGCTGCACTCGATAAGATTTTCTCACGCCTGAACTACGGCACAGAGGTTTCACTGACTTCTCCCGATGTGGCGGACTATGTGCGGGCAATGCCGCACGCGGCATGGTTTGCAATGGTAGACCTTGCCGAGGTCATGCCGATTTACAAATCCGTGGAAGTCGAGCTTCCGGACGATGATGCAGAAGGCTATCGGCTGTTCCATATCAAGGAGCTTGCACCGGATTTCATGCGGTTCTGCCCGGACAGACTGACGATCATGGGCAAGAACAACACGTTTATGCGCGTGAACGACTATCAGTTTGACGGCATGGATACGCTGTTTGTACCGGCGGAGTACGTCGGTACACTCGTCATCTGGTACGAGTCGTATCCGGAGAACATCGACGAGAGCACGCCGGGCGACACGACGTTTTCTCTGCCGGAGGAAGCGCAGCGGGCAATTCCGCTGTATATCGCGGCGGAGGTGTTCAAGGAAGATGACATTTCCATGGCGACGCAGTATCTGAACGAATACGAGAACGTAAAGCAGATGCTTGCAAGCAGGAGACAGCAGACCGCAAGCGGCGGCGCGTGGCACTCGGTTACGGGGTGGGTGTAAATGGCAACATACAAGATTCCCGATTCCCCGAAAAGGTACAAAACCGAGTATTCCAAGTTCAAGGGCGTGGATTTGTCGAGCAACCCGACACAGGTTGACTCAACGCGCGGCGCTTCCGGCACGGTAAACCTGATTTCGGACAGCGGCGGTTTCCCCGAAAAGCGAAAGGGATGGCGCGTGCTGCTGAATGTCGAAAAGCCGGTAAACGGCCTGTATCGCGGCATTATCAAGGGCAAGGAATACTTTCTGGTGCATGGCGGCACACGGCTGTACAAGTGGACGGAAAGCGCCTTAACAGAGCTGAAAAGCGGACTGACGAACAAGCAGGGCACGTCGTTTACGCTGAACGACAAAATGTACGTGCTGACGGGCGGCGAGTACCTTGTGTTCGACGGCGAGACCGCCAAGGACGCGACAGCGGACGCTTACGTTCCGACTACCACCATCGCCAACACGCCGACGGGCGGCGGCACGAGCTTCGAGGATGTCAATCTTCTGAGCGACAAGCGCAAGAACGAGTTCTGCGCGGACGGCTCGGCTACCGTGTATCAGCTCGATACCACGGACGTACAGAGCATTTCAGAGGTCAAGGTGAATGGTGCGGTCTGGGACGCAAGCCGCTACAGCCTGAACGGGAGCAAGGGACAGGTGACGTTTACCAGTGCGCCGCCGAAACCGGATATTACCGGCAAGGACAACGTGTCGATCACGTTTGTAAAGCACGTGGACGGGTACGCCGAGAAGATCAAAAAGTGCACCATTGCCGCAATCTACGGCGGCAAGTCGCAGGACAGGGTTTTCCTTGCAGGCAATCCCGATGAGCAGGACAAGGACTGGCGGTGTGAAAGCAACAATCCTCTGTATTTTTCCGACCTCTCCTATACCAAGGTGGGCGCGGACGGCGCGGCAATCGTCGGCTATACGGCAATCTCGGACAGCCAGGCAATCGTCAAGTCGGATGACCGCTCGGAGACCACGATCTATTTCCGCGGGTATAACATCGACAGCACGACGAACAAGGTACAGTTTCCGGTACGCAGAGCCGCAGCCGGCGCCGGTGCAGTGGCAAAGCACGCATTCGCGTATCTGCCGGAAGAGCCGGTATTCCTCAGCCGAACGGGTGTGTTTGCGCTGACAAGCAGCAATATCACGGCCTTGCAGGTGGCAAGAAACCGCTCCTACTACGTGGATGCGGCGCTGACCAAGGAAACACATCTGGAAAACGCCTGCGCGGTAGTCTGGAACGGCTACTATGTGCTGTCTGTGAACAACCATGCCTATGTGCTCGACACCAACCAGAACGTAGCGTACAAGCCGCAGTCCTACGGCGATTACGTGTACGAGTGCTACTACTGGGACAACTTCCCGGCGGTACGCATGATGGAAAGCAGGGGAAACCTGTATTTCGGCACATCGGACGGACGTATCTGCAAGCTGAACACGGATATTGACACCATGCAGGCGTATTCGGACGGCGGCACGCTCGGCGCGGACGGCAGAATTACCGGCGGTACAGCAATTTCCGCAGAATGGCACACTAAGGCGGACGATGATGGCGACTTCATGACGTATAAGACCATGGTCAAGCGCGGCTCAGGCGTTATGATGAAGCCTTACACCCGTTCCTCGGTCAAGGTATTCGCCCGGACAGAACGCGACTTCGGCCGGCAGATACGCGAGGGTATCGCGGATATTTTCAACTGGGAAGATATTGATTTCAGCCGCTTCACGTTCAACACGAACGACGCACCGCAGGTGCTTCCGTTCAACAGCAAGGTCAAGAAGTACAAGACTCTGCAGCTTATCATGCAGAACAACGCACTGAACGAGGCGTTCGGCGTGTTCGGCATTATCAAGAGATACACCATCGGAACTATGGTGAGGTGATGAAATGGCAATCGAAAAGATTTCAGACAGCGCGGTAAGCTCGACAGGCGTTGTTTCCGCGGCGGACACGCTGACTGGCACGGCTGCGGAAAACAAGGCGGTGTTCGACAAGCTGCCGCGGTTGCTGAGAGACAAGATCAACGAGACCATCGACGCTGTAAACGAACTGAGCGCGAACGACGAGATCAGCATCAAGTGCAATGACGGCTCACTCGTCTGGCTGCGGCTCAACAGCGACGGGGCAATCGAGTACAGCCTTGATGGCTCGACGTGGCTTGCAACGGCAAGCTCGGGTCATGTTGTGCTCGATGCGGGCGGCACGGCACTGCCGCAGAGGAGCAGAATGCAGTTTGCCGAGGGCTCAGTTGAGGACGTAAACGGCGTAACCGTCGTGCACGGCGTTCGCGGTCCGCAGGGCAACAAGGGCGACAAGGGAGACCAGGGCGAAAGAGGCGAGCAGGGTCTCAGAGGTGAACGCGGTCCGCAGGGCGAGATCGGCCCGAGAGGTCCGCAGGGCATTCAGGGTGAACAGGGCGCACAGGGCATTCGCGGCGCACAGGGCGCACAGGGTCCGCAGGGCGCACAGGGCGAAAAGGGCGCAGACGGCAAGGACGGCAAGGCGTTATACATCGAGGACGTTTACAGCACCCTCGCCGCACTGCGAAACGCTATTCCGAACGGCAACGACAAGATGTATCAGGTCGAGGAGAACCGCGAGTGCTACATCTGGAGCGAAAACGCGCTCGACTGGGTGAGCGTCGGCAAGGTGGAAGGTCCAGTGGGACCGCAGGGCGTACAGGGCATTCAGGGCCCCACCGGTCCGCAGGGCATTCAGGGCGTTCAGGGCATTCAGGGCGTGCCCGGTAACGACGGCAAAAATGCGTATGAAGCGGCACTCGACGGCGGCTATCAGGGCACGGAAACGCAGTTTAATGCGGCGCTTGCAAAGATGAATGACTTCGCACTTGCGGAAGAGGTTGTCCCCAAGACCCGCAAGATCAACAACCTCGATCTCTCTGCTGACCGCACGCTGACGGGCGAGAACATCGCGGTCTCCACCACGGACTCCACTCCGATTTCTGGTGCCTTAAAATACCGTGTCAACCCGAATCTGCTCGACAACTGGTACTTCGGGCGGCCGGTGAACCAGAGAGGGCAGACGGAGTATACGGGGGAATGGAAGTACACCATTGACAGGTGGCAGATTTCGGAAGGGACACTAACTGTGAATGATGGCTCTATTTCTCATAGTGGCGGTTATTTATTCCAGCCGTTTTCGGAAGAGTTCTCGGCCTTACTTAAAGGAAAACTTGTAACTCTGAGTTTTCTTTATGCAAATGGTTCTTTAGAGTCAGCATCAGCCACCATACCGTCCACGTGGGGGACTTGGGATGGAATACTCGATCATGAGTCTATTCACATCTTTGGTATCAACAATGGCAACAGGCTATGGGTAACGAATACGGGCAATACTCCCATCCTCGCCGCCAAGCTCGAGCTTGGCGACACGCAGACCCTTGCTCATCAGGATTCTTCTGGTAACTGGATACTGAACGAAATCCCTGATTTTGGGGAGCAGCTGAGGAGGTGCACGTACTATGCAGAGAAGGTTGAGAGTGCAGATACACCCGCAATCACAAACTCTACGTTTGTTCCTTCTGGTGCTACAAGTGCAGTATTCATTCTCCCTTATGCAAGGAAACGTACAGTACCAGCAATCAATTTTAACGATGTAAGTAACTATCGAATTATCGCACGATCTATTTCTGGTGGAACTACTGCATTTTCTGTAACAGCTATATCACCTTTAGATGTTGGTAGAACAAAAGCAGCTATTCTCGTGTCTTTTAATGCAACCGATCAAGGCTTTTACTGTTTCTTGCAGCGTTCTGATAACGCACCCGCTGGATATGCCTTTATTTCCGCCGACCTATAAAAGGAGGTGACACACCATGCAAACACCAAAATCGCGCGTCTATGTGCTGACAGACGCACAGGGACGCATTACCCGCATTGAAGGAGAGTATTCCCTTCCGGCTGACCTCACCGACTGGATAAAAGTTGATGAAGGCTATGGCGATAGATTTTCGCTCGCGCAAAGCCACTATTGCGCAAAGCCGCTCTACGACGGCGCGGTGCTTCGCTACAAACTCGTAGACGGCAAGGTGGTAGAGCGCACTGCCGAGGAAATCGAGGCGGATAAGGCAGCGTTGCCTAAGCCTGAGCCAACCGCAGAGGACGACACAAACGCTATGATGGTAGACCACGAATACAGACTGACCCTGCTTGAACTGGGTCTCAACGAATGAAAGGAGCAAACACAATGTTATTTCGTACTTTGAAGCGCATGATCGAGAAGAACCAGACCGACGGCCTTGCAGACAAGATCGACATCTTTTTCGCAGCAGGCAAGCTCACCGAAAGCGAGTACAACACGCTGACCGAAATGCTCAAGCAGGAGGCGTAACGTGAAGGGCGCAGAAAACACCGCTGCACCGAACATGATCGTCGATTTTTTTCCAAAGCACATCAGACAGCGTGAGGACTTTGCAGAAATCCGCGAGGCGGTGCGCAAATACAGGATTACGGAGCTGTATCTCACGCAGAAGTACAACAGAAAGCAGGTGGGGTATGCCCGCTGAGGTTATTACGGCGGCGCTGTCGCTGGTCGGTACTTTGGTGGGAACGCTGGGCGGCATTGCGCTGAGCAGCAATCTTTCCAACTACCGCATTGAGCAATTAGAAAAGAAAGTCGAGAAGCACAATAACCTTGTTGAAAAAACGTACAAGTTACAGCAGGACGTTACTGTGCTTGACGAGCGAATCCGTGTTGCGAATCATCGCATCGAGGACTTGGAAAAGGAGCATATTTATGAACATGAACATCAAAGTACGAGTGCGTAATCCTTGGTTCTGGGTGGGCGTTGTGTCGGTGGCTATCACCGCTATCGGTGTTGACCCGCAGACGTTTACGAGTTGGGCGGCTGTGTGGGAGGGCATCAAGGCGGTGCTCTCTAACCCTGTGCAGCTTGTTACCATGTGCCTTGCGGTGCTGAGCGTGTTCATTGACCCGACGACGGCCGGACTTTCGGACAGCGAAAAGGCGCTGACCTATGATGCGCCGAGGAAGGACAGCCATGAAGATTGATTACATCCCCTGTGACCCGAGCAACTACCGTTCGGGTCGCGGCGGAAACGGCATTCGCTATATCGTCATGCACTACACGGCGAACAACGGCGACACGGCGGCGAACAACGGACGGTACTTTCAGAACGGCAATCTGAGCGCAAGTGCGCACTACTTTGTCGACGAGAAAAGCATTGTGCAGTCTGTCCGCGATGACGACACGGCGTGGCACTGCGGCGGTGCGCTCGAGAGCAGCCATCATCCGCTGCACGGCATCTGCATGAACCGCAACAGTATCGGCGTGGAAATGTGCTCGGACATCGTGGGCGGCAGATACACCATCACGGCGGCAACGGTCGACAGGGCGGTCGAGCTCGTAAAGTATCTCATGGGGCGGTACAATGTGCCTGCTGACCGTGTTGTACGGCACTACGACGTGACAGGCAAGGACTGTCCGGAACCGTGGGTGAGGGACGAAAGCAAATTCACGGCATTCAAGAAACGACTTACCGAAAGGGTGGAAGATATGACGGAAGAACAGACCCGCGCGATTGCAAAGCAGGAGATCAAGAGCGCGGCGGAGAAGGTTTACAACAGGCCGAAGGAGTGCCCGCAGTGGGCACAGGAGACCGTGCAGAAGCTCGTAAACAAAGGCTTTTTGCAGGGCGACGAGAACGGCAACCTTGCACTGACCGAAAGCCTGATGCGCATTCTGGTAATCAACGACAGGGCACACCTGTACGGCTAAGAGAAAAAACGAGGGGAAAGATATGCGGTGACACCATAACAAGGGGATAACCGCATGAAATTAACGGAGTTTACAAGGCCGGAGGTGGAATACCTCCGGCAGGAATGCAACTTTACAGACGAGGAACGCGCCGTGTTCGACATGAGGACATCGGCGCGTTCTATCGTTGAGATCGGACTTACACTGCATATGAGCGAAAGCACCGTGTACCGCAAGCTAAACCGCATCAAACGCAAAATATTGCGAGTTTTATGACAGGTTTTCGCGCTTCCGATGCGCTATAATAGACGCATAGAGAGGAGCGATAAAGCATGAGCTACGAACAAAGACTGGAACGTATCGGCTACGACAAGCAGTGTGCGCGGCGCATTGCTGAGGACTACCGCGAGGCGGGGAACACAAAGTATCTCGACGAGTACCTTGCCTACAAGGAGCGCTCCCTTCACGAAACGGAGGTGCACAGATAATGGCTTACGGTTATCCACAGTATCCACAGCAGTATTCACAACAGAATGTGCAGATGCCGCAGTATCCACAACATATTGTGTGTCCAGTGGCAAGCGAGGATGAAGCACGGGCGATGCCGACTGATTTTTCCGGCGCACCTATCTTAATGCCGGACAGGGCACACGGCTATATCTACACAAAGCAGCTCAACCTTCAAACCGGCTGCGCGGACTTCGCGAGATACCGCAGAGAGCCGGAGCAGGACGCGCCCAAACCGGACTATGTACCGAGGGGCGAGTTTGACGAGCTGAAAGCACGGTTCAACACCTTATGCGACAAGCTGGGAGGCAGTGAGGCATGATGAATATGATGCAGGTTTTGCAGCTGATGCAGCACGGCGGGAACCCGACGGCGCTTTTGCAGCAGATGACGGGCAATAATCCGATGGTCGGTCAGCTGATGCAGAGTATGCAGGGCAAGAGCCCGGACGCGCTGCGGCAGATGGCAATGAACATTGCAAAGGAGCGGGGGATTGACCTCGATCAGTTTGCGCAGCAGTTCGGCATGAAGATCAAGTAAATAACTTCTTTTCAGTTTGGACGGGTCTTGACGAAAAACCGACGTGATTTTGTCATGTTCGGAGTTCGCGCGGCTCCGTTCAAAATAAACTGAAAAGGAGAATTTATAATGAGTGATGACTCTATGGCTCTGGGCTATGCACTGGGGCAGGACAGCAACAACGGCGGCGGCAATGACGGCATGTGGGGCGGTAACGGCTCGTGGATTTTCGCGTTTCTGATTATCGCGCTCATCATCGGCGGTTTCGGCTTGGGCAACTGGGGCGGTAACGGCTCGAACGGCGCAGGCTATCAGGGCGCGGTCACTCGTTCTGACCTGTGCAGCGAGT